CAGTTTCCTTCGCGTAAATACCTGTGCGGTCTTGTTCTGCCTTGGGAAATCCACCTGACAAAAAACCTTCAGGTTGGGGATTTAAATTGTAGTCGCTTTTTGATTTAAGTGAATAATTGTAACTTCCATTCCATTTCTCGAATTCAACACTTGGTGCCTTACCTACAACGGCTCCCATAGGACCTGTTCCAGGTGCAGCTGCGTCAAAATATGAACAATTGGTTGGCACATTTTTGGAATTAAGATAATAACCTGGTGAAGCCATTTTTACTCTAATGTAATAATTTATTTTAATCTAAATTATTTTTATTTAAATTAAAATAAATTAAGAATCTCGTGTAAGATAACTTACATTTTTTTAAAAGTCTAAGCGCTTTAATTCACTTACCCACAATGTAGAGATACCTGTAGCTTTGAGTGTTTCAAGTTCATTACACATTGATGCTACCTTGGTCTCAAGCTCAAGGATGCGTTCCTCTGTGAGTGTGTACAGTTTTAATTCCAGGAGATAATCCCAGTTACCGTTAACCTTCAACAAAGGCGGTTCCACAGCAGATATCTGTTGGGTCACAAAATCACGCTTCTTGTTGAATACTACAATCTTCTCGGCGATAACTAATTTGATAAATCTAATTTTTGATTCTAAAAGGTCACACTCGGATTGTAACTTCTCTACAAGATACTTTTTGCGTGCGTTGTAGTGTGCCTTGCGAACTTTATAAAACCGGTAAATGATTTCTTCAGGACACGATATCTTCCTGATTTTACAGTTCTCATCAAAGACGTGCATGTTTGATGTATTTATCACACTTGTCAATTTTAACTTTTTAACAATCTGGTCTTGCTCCTCAAGCTCATCGAGTGGCTTTTTCTGGAATGTAACCTTAAAATAAATACGCTTGTCGTCGCTGTTGTTTTTGTAATCCAAGATTTCATTTGCTTCAAGAAGCTCTTCAAGGAATTCTTTGTAGCTCTGGGTGCTCTTACCGATTGGTAGTTCAGTGATTTCTATACTGTTACCTGTCCTCTTGAAACAACCAGTGGTGGTAAAACTGGTAAGTTCTTTTAGAACAATTGTTCCTGTGAAACCCTTGTACCAAGGCGTCATCGGCGCAAGCTCAGCCTCGCCATCTGAATCAATAAGTCGCACCAGATTGGTAATGATATCGTCGGGATTGTAACAAGGTATGTTTGTGCTGTATCCCGTACCAATTCCTTCGCTACCATTTACCAAAATAACAGGAATGATAGGAATGTAATATTTAGGCTCTATTTTCATACCATCGTCATCAAGATAATCCAGCAAAACATTGTCGTGTTCATTAAACAAGGTTTTTACAATCGGGCTCAATCTGGTAAAGATATACCTTGGGGAGGCACTGTCCTTACCCATCAAGAGACGAGTACCAAACTGACCAGATGGAACCAACAAGTTTATGTTATTGCTTCCTACAAAATCCTGAGCCATATTGATAATTGTACCCTGTAGACTTACTTCGCCGTGGTGGTAACTGGTATGTTCTGAAATATAACCAGAAAGCTGAGCAACCTTGGTATCGGTATACAAACCCTTCTTGATACACCCGTATAAAACTTTGCGCTGCGATGGCTTAAAACCGTCCATCATATTTGGAATACTGCGCTCAAGGTCAGCTATGGAAAAATTAATAAGCTCGTGGTTTACAAATTGCGCGATGGTCTGTTTTAAAACGGTATGGTCCAGTGAATTATTTTTACCCGTAGAGTCCTTAATCCATTCCTTGCGATTGTCCTCAAAACCCTTCTTAAATGCCTTAACGAGTTCCTGGTCCGATAGTTCATCGTGAGTATAAACAATGGTCTGTTTATCAAGATTGGCAAAGTATTCCTTAGCCTCCTTGGCAGTAGATGTACCCAAACCCTTGTAGTACTTGATGTTCCATTTCGTTGGGTCAGTAGATTCGCGCCAGGCATTGAAATCAGATTGATTGTAGAAAGACTTGACCGATGGACCTTTGGTAACTTTGACGATGGGAGTCACAATGCTACTAATGAAATTATCAATCTTTAACAGGCTAGGCCAAAAGGTATGGATAAAGTTGATGATAAGACCTTTAATGTGAGAACCGTCGTTATCGGCATCTGTAAAGATAATGATACCACCGTAGCGGAGCGACTTAAGGTCAGTGTACTCTTTGGTTTGCTGTAGACCCATAATTTTCTTGAGCGCATTGATTTCCTCATTTTTCAGGAGCTGGGCGCTGGTTGCATCACGAACGTTTAAGAGTTTGCCACGCAATGGAAATACACCGTAATAGTCCCTTCCGATAACACTCAAACCGGCAAGTGCCGACGCCTTGGCTGAGTCACCTTCCGTCAAAATCAGCCGACACTTATGGCCCTGAGAAGTACCTGAAAAATGGGCGTCATCGAGTTTGGGAATACCGGTAAGACGAATTCTCTTGGTTCCATCGGTTTTTGCAAGAGACTTGTTTTCCTTGGCCCGGGCAATATCAACAACGTTTGCGGTAACACCCAGCTTTTCAATCTTTTTGATGATGTCATCGCTGAGTTCACAAACAGATTTGGGGAGCTTGGTCACGTGGTTTTCTTTGGTCTGGCTTGAAAAAACGGGATTTTTAACTAAACAATTTACAAATACAAAAACATTGTCTTTGATGTAGCTTGGGCGAATGGTGAGTTCCTTGTTCTTCTTTTCAAGCTGCTCTTTGAGTTTGTAAATTATTTGATTGGTTACCAGGTCAACGTGAGTACCACCCTCGCTACAACAGTTACCGTTTACAAATGAAATTTGGGAGAACTTGTCGTGAGTGTTTAAAGCTACACCGATTTCCCAGTTTTCATTTAACTTTTCATAAACAACCGGCTCCTTACCGACACAAAGTTTGATATAGTCGTGAAACGTCTTGACAGGCACCTTTTCGCCATTAAAAGTAATCGCGACACGCTTATCGGTAATAGCGGAACACTCAAACATCCTCGACTTAAATAACATTACAGTGTCCTGGTCGGCAGTACAGTGAAACCTGGAATATTCTGGAACAAAAGTAATCTTGGTATAGCTCTTTCGCTTGGTGCTTACAATTTTGTGCTCAGTTGACTGGGTCATATTGTCGCTCCATGTCTTGGTGTAAATGTTACGGGAGTCGCAGATTTCAATGCTAAATTTCGTAGAAAAAATATTAGTCAATTTAACACCCAAACCGTTGGTACCAGCTACGATGCGTTCCTCGGTATCGTCGTAATTACTTGAAGTATGGAAATCACTAAAAATAAGGTCGGGAATATATTTATTAAGCTCCTTGTGGATTTCTATGGGAATACCTTCATCGCCATCGTTAAGTACACAAATTTCACCTGAATCATTAACAGTAACATCAATACGCTTCATCGTCTGGTCACGCTTGGAATGGTCTACAGCGTTTGTAACGACTTCGTCAAAAATCTTATGGAGACCGGGGCTAAATGAGACCATCTTTTTAACAATGGTGTCATCGACAACAACCCAACGCTCCTGGTTAATAACGTTGACGTCTCCGATATACATTTGACTACGATGTAACACATGCTCGAGCTGAGTTTTCTTCTGATATATCTGCTCGACTGTCTTTTTAGGTGGCATTTTTGTACCTCTTACGTTATATAACGCGCGTGTCTTTAAACCACTTTTAATTATCGTCGTCCGCGAACTTTAATATGTCCTCGGATGTCCTGGAACCAGAAAATTTTGTACCGTTAGCCTTTACTATGGATGGGAATCCTTTAACTTTAAGTTTTTCGAGGAGTTGTTCGTTAGCTGGGTTGGTTGCGTCAATGAGTTTGACCTTTCCATTTCCTTTTTGTTCTGCCTTCTCAAATTCTTCTTTAGCGTTTACACAGTGTCCACACCAAGGAGCGAAAACTATGAATACTGTATCGTTTGTTATTTTATTACTGTCTATGGGTGATACTTTATCAGCTCCAAACTTGCTCTTCTTTGAAAACATCATAAATGCAAGCAAAATCATGCCTGCTAAAACGGCTGCCAAAATGAGTTTATGGATATTTTTCATTTAAAAAGCAGTTACAATGTCCCGGTATTTTTTTTACAAAATTTATTTTACTTAAAAAAATAAGGCAATTAACGATTAAAAATGGCTCCTCGTACAAAGTATGAAGATGCCGTGTACGAAAAGGTCGAATATTCTGGAAAAATTTTTATGTACAATGACGTTAAATGGGATACACTCTACCCTATAGTTGATATTATCAGATTATTAAAACCAAATACAATTATCGCCCATATGTATGGAAAAAACCAGGTTACTGTCCCTATGTATGGAAGGCAGTACAACCACCTTGTTTTAGGATACGACCTTAAAAAGAAACAAGACTACCTGGAAAATTTAAAAGCCGTAAAAAACATTTTTGTTTTTAGTGACCATTCCGATACAATTGCCACAAACTTGATGAATGCTGCTAAAAAAAATAAGATAAATGTCATTTGTTATTCCAGTCACGATAAAATTTACCATTTTTATGACTACAACCTGGATGGCAAATTTGAGTTTCGTGACCCGGAAGAAGTAGTCGCCAAAATGTACTACCTCGCAGACCTTGAACAGACCCGTAAAATATCAGACCTTTTTCCTGATTTTGAAATTATTGAACCCGTTGTAGAAGTCAAGGGGGGTACAATGGAGCAGTGTTCCCGGTTTCTCAAGGGTCAGCGGGAAATCAATGAAACCGCTAAAAAACAGCGCGAAGAAAACTTTACCAAGGTGTTTGACCCCAACCTTGCACGTCTTAAACGTATGGAACGTGAGCGCAATGACCGTAACATGGTTTATCCCGATAGCGTAGAAATTTTGGCTAAGAAGGATTCCGATAAACGTAAAACCTTGCTTTCTAAATTTTTTTCCAAGTAAAACTTAACTTTCGTTAGGTGGTGGGAGAGCAATGTAATTATTGAAAATTATATTTTTGCTATTTATATATCCATGCATATAAATATTGAAAATATCGTCGCGTGTCTGATTTAAGTTAACCATTTCATTTTTAAAAGATTCATCCAACACACTGTAAGCATTTTGTGTATCAATGTTTTTATTCGCCAAAATGACAAGTGTATTTAATAAATCCAGTAAATGGATACCTTTACCTGTTTCACTTACTCCTTTAGCATTAAAAGCCATGGTATCAACGTCATCTACAACGTCTACAGGGCAGTTGTTACACAAACCACCGTCATAATAGAGTTTACCATTTATTGGGTACGCCGGTAAAATAACGGGTAGACTAGCACTTGCCATCACTGCATCCAATACTTTGACATCGGGTGTAAGAATGTAATTAAAGTACTCTAATCTGGAATCTGTAATATTTAAAGCGTTTACTGTGAATTTTATCTTGGAATGGAGATACAATCCTTTGAAAGTTATATCTGGGTCTACGTAATATGTAATTAAGGTTTTAATAATCCCTGTAAATTTTAATCCGGCAAACAAGGAATTTTGGGTTAAAATATTATCAATATCCATATCGTATAATTCCCGGATGTTATTGTCTATAAAGAACCTAAGTAAAAATTCCCATTTAGCACCAAGTATATACATTAAACCAAATATACCACCTGCTGAAACACCTACAACGTGTTCTATATCTTTTATATTATATTCACTTAAGGCACGTAATGTGCCTATATAAGCCCAGCATTTAAACCCGGCACCTGAAAAAACCAGATTCTTCACCATCTCCGTTAAAACCGGATTTTATTTTTTTTACAAAAAAACAACTACCCTAAAACCTGGAGAATTGGGTGTTAAGAAAATGACAGATTATTTCGATTCCAGGTATCTAGCGCTTGTCGGCCATGTTCAGTCTGGTAAAACAATTGAGGAAATTAACTATTGCTATACAAGCGTTACTAAATACAAACGCCCAGTAATATTTATTGTTCGTAACATTACAGCGGACCAGTTACAACTCCGTGCCAGGTTTTTAGAGCATACCAAAATTAAGGTTGAATTATTGAGTCTTGTGACAACTCAGCAAGCAGTTGCGTGTATGGAAACGGCGGGTGTAATTATTTTACTTTGTAATACTCACCAGTTATTTAAAATGAAACAAATTGTTCAAATGTTTAGCGGCGAATATCACGTGTGTATTGACGAAGTTGATTTCTCCATAAAGTCTCGTAATTTATTGAGTACTATTGATATGCACTTAAAATTTATTAAACAAAATGCCAGCCACATTCTTGGAGCAACCGCTACTCCATGTGCCTTGTTTTTTACCGACCGTACTTTATCGCGGGTAAAAGCAATACAACCCAACAAACGTTACCGTGGAATTGAATCGCTAAGTGTTAATTTTGTGGATTCCTGTATTATCAGAAAGGAATCTGATTTTCCATTATGCGACATGGCGGCAATGGATACTATTTATGACGACTTTATGGGGAGACCACGAGGATTTATTCTCCATACAGTTGTCAAAGAAAAGGAAAACCATTATAAAATTCAAGAATACCTTGCACAGACCTATGAAGATTTAACAGTTATTGTCTACAATGGAGATGGAATAAAAGTCTACCGTAAATCACACGGACCGTTAGCTGAGCACAAAACTCTTAATAAGTTTAACCAACTTGTCTGTAAATACGACCGAGTCGGTGATTACCATCATTTCCATAGATGGGCTATCTCAGATGTTTTACAATTATTTGTAGATGACTCTCACATAGCGGTTGTAGCAGGCCACTTAGCAGCCCGTGGTATTAGTTTTGTATCAAGTGATTACAGACTCCATCTCACCGACCAATATTTCTATGCCGCCCGGAATACACATGGTGAAAACCTTTTACAATCGTTACGGATTTTAGGATGTTATAGTGACAGTGCTCCATTAAGGCTGTGGTGTAGTGAACGTACTTGGGATGCTATTATATCACAAAACAAAATTATAAGAAATATTGTTGAAGGAATACACGATTCCAGGAATTGGATGGCGGATTTAAAGAGTATACAGATTACAACGCGCCCAAAAAACCCTTTAACACGTCCTAAACTATGTAATTACAACATTCAAAATAACCGGGACAGCCTGCACAATTTCAAACTCGATGTATTTTATCCACCCGAGGAATCTCTTGATGACGAAGAAGACCCCTAAATTTTAATTTTAATCCATTAATTTAATTTGACAATTTTAAATGATATTTAATTTAATTAGAAATGATTATAATTGTTATTATAATAATACTAGTGATTTTAGTTTATTATATGAAACTAAAAGCCAATGTTTATAACACTGCTTATAGACTTGGTGTAAAGTACCTTGATGGCCTGGAAAATTACCCAAATTATGCGGTTATGTTTGATATAGATGACACATTTATATCTTCAAAAACCTACAAACCCATAAAGCCAATTATTAAATTAATGAAAGAGTGCAACCGTAGAAACCTTTTGCTCTTGATTATAACGGCCCGCGATAGTCGGTATACAAAGGAAACCGTAGATGAGTTAAAAGCAAATGGTATATATTCAAGACACGATAATTTTTATGGAGTACCTCGGGGTGCTATTTTTTATGATTTCCTTTATTTACGAAAAGACCCTGAAGACAACGACAATCAATTTAAATCACGTGTAAAAGAACGGTTGGCCAAGCAAAATGGAATAATTACGGTAATGTCCATAGGTGATAATGAAGTTGATGTCAATGGAAAGTTTTCCGGGTATTCCATAAAACTGCCTAACGTAACAGACTCCCGTTTATTTCACAATGACACTTACGGAAATTTTGTAGAAGTAAAATAAAGTAAGTTAATAAACGGTTTTATGTGGAACCAGGCGAAGCTTATGTACGATATTTACAGAATTATATATCACCGGTTAAAAGTATTCAATACGTTAATCTCTATTTTAATTAATAAAGGTAAATAGAAATGAATGTTCAGGAAGTCTTGCAAATTGGTAAAGAACGTAAATTAAGGACCAAGGAAATTATTAAACGAATAGCAGAAAATATTCATAAAAAAATCAAGTATTATGCAGGTTTAAAACGAGAATCATGTGTGTACACAGTACCAACAATAATAAATGACAATATTGTATATGAATACGAAACTGTTGTAAAGGATTTGTTCAAGATACTTGACCAGGAAGGTTACATAGTATCGGCTTATACTGATGGAAGACTCGATATTTGTTGGAATGAACAACTTGTTGAACAAAAAGTAAAGACCGATGCCTACATTATCAACCAACAAGAACGTAAACTTAAAAATGTTACTAGAAAGGCCAAGAAAGTAGATGAACGATTCGCCTTTTTAGCAAATCCATTAAAGACCGGCAGAAAAGAATTGACAGTTGATGAACAACTTGATGCGCAGGTTGAAAAAATACTACGGGAAAAATCCCGAGAACAAAAAAAAATGGCGAAAAATATTAAATAAATTTTAATTAAAAATATTACCAATGGATATAAAATGTCGACAACATTCAATCTACCATATGGAATTGCTGACTACAGTGGAATACTTTATGTTGCTGATTTTGGAACTCAGAGTGTATACACAGCTGACCCTATAACTCTTGGTATCATCAGTACATTTGTAGACTCTAGTAACATTCCTGGATTTCGTCCTTGTGGAATTGTCATTTATAGCGGTAACGTTTATGTTTCTGACTTGACTTCTGGTCATATTTACCGGATTCCACTTACAAACCCATCTGGGTACACCCAATGGTCGTCTGGAATCCCTGGTCCATACTCAATGGCAGTTGATGTACCACGTAATACAATGTACGTGACAAGTAGTTCAACCGGTAATATTTTTACGCTCAATTTAACAACCGGTGGAGCCAATTCAGCTAACTGGGGGGCAAATTATCACAACCCTTCGCAAATGGTAATGTATGACCCTAATAATTTGTATGTAGCTGACCAAAACGGCGTGTACCTTATAGACCTAACAAACCCCCCGTCTAACAATGTTGGTACCCGTGTCGTTGATTGCTCTAATTCAACATACACAGGTTTAACTATTTTAACTGATTATTTTTATGTTACATCAAGTG